ATTTTTGCAAGTTGCTCATGATACTGCTTAGGCAGATTCATTTGTTTAAACAAACTAGAAATAGAACGGCCTTTTTTGTCTGATATCCAACAATGCCATGCATTTTCACCATCATGAGTGGTATTGATATCAATTTCTAACTTCGGCTTGTAATGTGATGTAAATGGGGAAAAGAACGCAATATTATTACCGGAAGTAGATTTACCTTTACCTAATACTGATTCAAGTAATTGCAATAACTTAAGATTCTTCATTATTTAAATAATAATAAAATTCTGTAAGGAATCCAATTAAATTATTAATATAATAATATATTATTAGTTAAGCACATACATTTCATTCCTGGCTTAACGATTGAATCAATAGATTCTTCAATCTATTAATTAAATAAATTTCATTAATTACATGAACAATATATTAAAAATATTTCGTAAATCAAAAGAATTTCTTAACTATTTTTGGTTCTTCGCCTTTTTTCAAACATTCTTCGAGCCATTCTGCAGGAATATCCCGTTTAGCAACATGTTTTATTCCTAGTTTAAGAGCATATGCTTCGTATGTAGTAGGAGAACCTTTTGTAATTTTTTGTCCTGGATTTTGAAATACTATTCGGATATCAATTCCTGGATTTGATGTTAATACATGTTTCATTTTAGTACGATCGGCGGTAGTCCATCGACCTTTTGTTTCAACATACATTGTTTCGCCATTACGTTTTGTAAATACGAAATCAGGAGTATATTTTGCTTTGCGTTCTGGTACTACGTATTTTAATGTTTCTGTTTCATAATTCAAAGGATATTCCGTTTGATTTATTTGCATTGAAACTGATAATTCTAATCCAGATTTATAACCATGCTTTAAAGCATTTGCTCGTTTGCTATTTCCCAAGCTATGAAAATGATTTTTTGCCATAACTTAATTTAATTATATGTAATTCCATTCAAATGATTTTGTTTTAGTAACATATGAATTCGTAGTTACATCGTATTTATAATAAACAAGCTCAAATGAAACGCTTTTTCCATTTAATATAGCGTTAGATAATGTAGTAACAATTTGTCGTATATATTGTATATTTTTTTTATCTTGTTCAGATGTTGTTGAATCGTTTTGTAGTCTAGTTAATTCTGGTTCATAAAGTTGTTCAAATCTAGACGTAAGCTTATCTGCGGCACCTTCTTCATCATCTCCTATTCCTGGAGCGAATGGATTCCATGATCTAAATTTTCCAAAGTAATCTTCTGAACCTGCTTTTGTTGAAGAAATGTTATAATATGCTGAAATTAAATTTACTAAATATGAATTATTCTTTTTATTAATATATGATTCTTTTTTTTGATCTTCTACTGAAATAAAATCTACATGTACATGATCAGTATGTGGACTTTTTCCATTATATGGTTTTCCGGCAAAATTTGTTGATGAATTATAAATTTTTCGATACCATATTAAATTTTTTATATCTAAATCTTCTTTATGTTTTAGTAAAAAACTATTAACAGTATCGCCTAATTTTTTATCTTCAAAAACCATAAAATCTAATGCATTTCCATACATATGTTGTGATACTACATCAGTATCTGCAATATTTCTTGCATTTTTACCCCAAATATTTTTAAATTTATTTTGTCCAAATTTATTTAATACTTTAGATAAACAACGACGAGCAGCAGGGGATAAAGAAGAAGGATCTGGAATAAAATTTTCAAATAATAAATCTTTTAATTTCATTGCATTATCTTTCTACTATTTTAACAAATCGTTCAGGTACGTAAACTAATTGCTTACTTATTTCAGCTTTATACATTTTATATTGAGTTGATGAACCACCTTTGATTTTAGCAGTTTTTGTACCTAATAACGGATAACCCGTAGTTCTACATTTCAGTGTCGTTGGCTGTTTCGGCCAAGTTAAAACAAATTGAGAACCTTCTAATTCATATATATTAGCAGTATTTGATGTAAATACTACGTATTTTTTCTTAGCAGGTGGGTTGGGAGCTGGCTCTGGTGCAGGCGGTTCTTCTGGTCCAGGAATTAAATTATCATCAGCGTTTGGTATAAACTTATTGTTAAGTTTTTTTATCGTTGCCGCATCAGTTACTGAAACGATATTATCAAATATAGATACATCTAAATTATAAAGATCTTCATTTTCAAATTTAGATACATCTACAACTTTACCCCAATATTTCCCTACAATATCATATACATATAAATTATCATTTAATTTATATACTTTAAGTTTTTTATTATTTCCATCTATATCATCAACATCAATTTCTAAATCTTTTGGATAAAGTATACCACGTTTATATTCTCCATCTATAAATTGTCCAATTTGTTGTTTATTTTTATTAAAAACAGTTCCGTTCCAGAGAACATTATCTTTAAATTCTCCATCAAAAATCATACCATTTCCATATGTGCCCCGGCCTGTGATTTTCTTGAATTCGAAACCTTGTTGACCTGATGATCTAGTATAAACTGTACTTTCAACTTCGCCTTCAAACGTTTTAAATTGATCATCTGTTGCCGAATAATACTCAACCTCACCTTTATATGGCGCGCCGTTTTTAAATTCTCCATAAAATGCTCCTTCGCGCTTTGTTCTAACCTCACGAATGTTTTTTGTTCCAAATATTGGCTGAAACGTTAAAGATTCTCCATCTGTAGAAACTGACATTTTTGCTTCGCCTTCAAACCCATTACTATTAACATCACTATGTAATAAGTTATTATTTGTATCATATACATCATATTTTCCGGTATCTACGTTAATAGTATTACCATCATCATCAGTAACAGGTACCCCATCATCATCAATAGCAGGTTCCATACGATTTTTTATTATAACCTCTTTAGAAGCTAAATCTGCCTGTACATCATCTCCTACTACATCTATTTTAATTTTATCAAGTTTTGGTAAATTTAATGTAGTAGATAAATTAAATTTTTTACCAGAATCTTGTAGATAAGTAAACCATTTATTTGCTTGATCTAAGTTCATTAATGTAACTGACTGAATCTTATCTATTTGTTGTTCTGATTGCGCAAAATATGTTGTTTTTTGTAATGCTTGTTTTATTTCTTTAGATAATTGATTAATACCCGTTTTATCTTTATCAATAGCCCAAACATTCCAAACTTTTTTATTAGTTTTATCTAAAGCTTGAAAATAAATAAACAACCTTGTTTTAGGATTATATTTTACTGGAAAATATTGTTCTGCTGCTTTTGCAAAAACTTGTTTAACAAGTTCATCTAATTCAGAATCTGAATAAGTACCTTTTTTTGTTCTTTTAAAAATAATAGGTAATCCTGTGATAGCTCCGGCAGCTCGAGCTGCAGAATCTACTTTCGCACCTATTCTCGTATTATATGCTAGTATATATGGAGCTTCCCATTTTTTATCAGCCTCTGACAGTAAAGATGATTCAGTTAATTGTACTGCGTAATTTTTAATATATTTTCTAATAAGCTGATTTATCATCATAATCCAATTTTATATAAATATGTATCACCAATCAACCATTACCATTTTACCATTCCACATCATAACGTTATCAGATCTAAAATCTAAATCTAAATCAAATTCCGGAATATTTAATTTTTGAACATCTGATTGCAATGCATTTAAAAAATTATCCAACATTGGATCTAAATTATCAGTTTCTTGAGTAAAATCAAAAATAGAAACTTCACCTCCTTCATCTCTAGCAAATGAAGCAAAGTCTTGCATAAACATATCAATTGATTTTTTAATACGAACAGGTAATTCAGATGCATTTGCCATTATATACATATTTTTACCATCAACATAATATACCGGAATAAATGTAGTAAATTCATTGTATCGATTTACAATAATATCAGCAACTTCATATTCATCTTGTTCTTTTGTAATTTTAAATGTTTTATCTTCACCATCAATTTCATAAACACGACCGTTATCTCCAGCTCCAATAAGACGAAACTGGTTGTTACGTATTTTATCCAAACAACGATTTAAATCTTGTTCAGACATTTCTCGAAGAAGTTGTTTTAATCGTATCATATTATCCTTTGAATACTATGTTATTATCTAAATCTAAACGTATTAGGAAATTCATATCAACATCATTACGTTTTTTAATTGGCTGTGCTAATTTTGCAATTGCCAATAATTGCCCGGCGTCATTATATAAACCAATTGTAGTTATATACGGCGCAAACGCACTTCCAGAGACAAATGAATAATATGTAGAATCATCATCTTTTGTTAGTGTTAGATTAGTAGACATATTAAAATCGCCAGCATCTAATTTTGCAATTACAGACATTTCATAAATTGAAACTGTACTTTTATATGATGCAGTAAACGGCGTATTAATTAAATTTTGAAAACGATAATCCGGACTAGAAAATACAATAAGACCTTGTTTTTCAAAAACATTTCCAACTTGATTTGTTTGTAAAAATGTCCCGCCCTCCGTTCTATCACCTAAATACCCAATTTCTGTACTTGTTAATGACTTATCGTAAATTCGTATTTCATCTAATAAACCATTTAAATTTAAAGATGTAGAATCATAGCCTCCAATTTTTAATAAATCTTTATTATCAATACGAGCAGATGCGGTATATGGAGAATCATAAACACCTAACAATGTATTAAATGTAGATGACTGCAACGTGCCGTTAACATACATTTGTAAATTACTACCAGATTTTTGACAAACAACGTGTGTCCATGAACTAGAAACAACTGCAGAAGAAGTTATTTGTGCAACAAAATTCGTAGCACCTGCTGCCGAAAATACAATTTGTTTACTTCCACTTAATTCTATTTTAAATGGATAAACTGGAACTGCTGAACTAGATGCTTTTGCTAATATCAATTGCTTTGCAGTTCCACTATTTGATGAACTAATAAAAAATGAAATAGCATAATCATGATCTCGATCATAATAA